CTACATCGATTGGGTGAAGAGCCGGCCGTACAAGGTCGGCAATGTCTACCTGCCGCACGACGCCAAAGCCAAGAGCCTGCAAACGGGCAAGTCGATCATCGAGCAGTTCCTGGCTGCCGGTATCACTCCGCGCCTGGTGCCGGAGCTCTCGCTGCAAGATGGCATCGAGGCTGCGCGATTGACGCTGCCGAAGTGCTGGTTCGACGAGAAGAAGACCTACGAGGGGATCGAGCACCTGCGCGCGTACGGCCGCGAGTGGGACGAGCGCACGCAGACGTACCGCAACCGCCCGAAACACGACCAGCACTCGCACGCCTCGGACGCGTTTCGATATTTGTCGCTGGCCGCGAGGCCAGTTTCTTTCAATTTGTCAAGGGGTGATGCTATTATCGCACCGCGAGGCGAACAGACCTACAAGTTTGCCTTGGACGACATCTGGGATTGCCAGCCGCAGCAGAGCGGCAGGGTGGGCTAGTGGATACAGCGACGCGCATTGAGTCTGAGAGCGACTTTGCCGACACGCCGGCGGGTATGGCGCAGCGCTGGTCGACCGAAATTGAAGCGTCGCGCAAGGAGCTCGAGAAGTTTCACGAGGACGGCGACAAGATCGTCGAGCGTTACCTCGACAAGCGCGACGAGTGGCGCCGGGCAGAGTCTCGGGTGAATTTGTTCTGGAGCACGATGAAGGTGCTCCTCTCGCTCCTTTACGCGCGGCCGCCCAAGGCGGACGTGTCGCGCTCGTTTCTTGACGCCGAGGACGACCAGGCGCGCGTGGCGGGTACGATCCTGCAGCGCTTGCTCAATCGCTCGTTCGACGACAACGTCTCGCAATGGGACGCCGCGGTACGCGCCGCGATCGAGGATTGGCTCGTGGTCGGACTCGGCCAGGTGTGGCTGCGTTACGAGGTCGAGACCGAGGAGCGCGAGCAGCCGGCGGAGCTCGACCCGATCACGGGCGAGGAGATCGCCCCGGCGGGTGTGTTCGAGGCGATCGTCGAAGAGGACGCGCCGTGCGATTACATCTATTGGAAGGATTTCTTCTGGTCGCCCGCGCGGACGTGGAACGAGGTTCGCTGGGTAGCGCGGCGCGTACACATGACGCGCGACAAGCTGATCGCGCGCTTTGGCGAGGAGATTGGGCGCGCGGTGCCGCTTTACACGCAGACGCCGCGCTCGGGCGCTGACCAGACGCCGAAGCACGACCCGTGGTCGGCCGCTGAGGTCTTCGAGATCTGGTGCAAGGACACGAAGAAGGTGTACTGGCTCGCGAAGGGCTTTGAGGTGATTCTCGACTACAAGCCAGACCCGCTCGGCCTTGAGGGGTTTTTCCCTTGCCCGAAGCCTCTGGCGGCGAACGTCACCTCGAGCAACTTCATGCCGCGCGCTGACTACGTTTTCGCGCAGGATCAGTTCGACGAGCTCGACGAGATCAACACGCGCATCACCTGGCTGACACGCGCGGCGAAGGTGGTCGGCGTGTACGACAAGTCGGCCGACGGCCTGCAGCGCATGTTCCAGCAGGCGAGCGAGAACCAGCTGATCCCGGTCGACAACTGGGCGATGTTTGCAGAGGGCGGTGGCATCCGCGGCAAGATCGACTGGGTGCCGATCGAGGCGGTGACGAACGCGATCGAGCGCCTGCGCGTCTACCGCGCCGACAAGACGCAGCAGATTTACGAGGTGCTCGGCGTTAGCGACATCATGCGCGGCTCTACGCGCGCTGGTGAGACGGCGACGGCGCAGCAGATCAAGGCGCAGTTCGGCTCGACGCGCGTGCAGCTCTCGCAGTTCTATGTCGCGGAGTGGATCACGCACGCGCTGCGCATCAAGGCGGAGATCATCTGCGAGCACTGGCAGCCCGAGACAATTGTGCGTCGCTCAAACATCGAGCGCACGCCCGACGCGCAGCTTGTGGGTCCGGCGATCCAGTTGCTGAAGGACGAGCGCGTCGCGCAGTACCGCATCAACGTCGAAGCCGACTCGATGGCGGCGATGGACTGGAGCGCTGAGCGCGACAGCGCGGTGCAGTTCCTGCAGGGTCTCGGTGCGTTTGTCTCGCAGGTGCAGCCGATGGTGCAGAACGTACCGGGCGCTGGTCCGTACTTGCTGCGCATGATGCAGTGGGCCGTCTCGAAGTTCCGCGTCTCGACCGAGATCGAGAGCGTGCTCGACCAGGCGATCGCCTCGGCGCAGCAGGAGATGATGCAGCCGAAGGAGCCGCCGCCGCCAGATCCGAAGATTCTGATCGAGGCGGAGAAGATCAAGTCGAACGAGCGTATCGCGATGATGGAGACGCAGTCTGACGAGAAGGTGGCCGCGTTGAAGGCGACGCTTGAGCTGCAGAAGATCGAGATGCAGGCGAAGTTCGACAAGATGGCTGCGCAGTACGAGCAGCTGATGGCGATGGTGGGGGTAAATCAGCAGCAGGCGCAGATGAAGGATCTCTCTGGCTCTGTCAACCAGCTCGCGCAGGCGAGTGTCGAGGGGCAGCAGCAGAACACCGCGCAAATGCAGCAGCTGCTTGAGACGATTTCAAAGAAAAGAAAACGCGTCCCGGTGCGCAACGCGATGGGCGACATCATTGAAGTGCGCGAGGAGGATGACGACGACCTCGCGATGGTTCCTGGCTTACAACCTCCACCAATGGGGATGAATTGATATGAGCATGACCAACGCGGCAGAAGCCAATCTGCTGAACCTTTTGTTCTTGAACGTCGACTGGGCCAACATCGGTGACGCTGGTGGCTTGCAGAATTCGGCCGCGGCCGGATCGTTCTACATCTCGCTGCACACCGCTGACCCTGGCGAGTCTGGCACGCAGTCGACCAACGAGATCAGCTACACCGGCTACGCTCGAGTGGCCGTCAACCGCACCGCCGGCGGCTGGACACTGACCTCGCAGACGATCAGCAACACCGCGCTGGTGCAGTTCGGTCAATGCACTGGCGGCTCGGGAACTGCGACGCATTTCGGCATCGGTACTGATCTGTCTGGCGCTGGCAACCTTTTGTTGAAGGGTGCGTTGACGTCGAGTCTCTCGATCAGCAACGGCATTCAGCCGCAGTTCTCTGCGGGTGCGTTGACTGTGACGGTGGACTGATGTGTGGCGCTACCGCTGTGCCCACTGTTTGCAGGACTTGGCTTTTGATGCCGAGACCGACGAGGTGCAGCGTTGCCCGATCCACCCAGACGGTCAGATTGAAGTAATCCCAGAGGAACAGCCGGATGGGGTTTGACACCGTTGCTGCCTTGGCTGCCGCGCAGGCGAGTTCTGGTCAATTCTGGAACTCGTTTGTGTACAAGTCGACGCTGCCTGCAGTGGCAGCGGCTGGAGTGTGGGCAGATGGCAGCATCGGCGCTGGCATCCCAATCTACAACGCATACCTCGGCGCAGCGTTGGAATTTACCCCGCTGACGGGCAGCGCCAATCGCAGCATCTACACTGGCCCGACGATTAGCGACAGCAAGTACGTTGCGATGGCGCAGATCGGAACGTCTGCGGCGGGTGCCCCGCTTGTGGCTATGTTTGCGGATTTCCTTGGCTTCTACCCGCTCGTCGACACAGACGACACTGCACCGCAGACGATGGACAACACGCAGTCGCTGACGCGCTATTCGAGCGGCGAGGGCGTGCAGGCGTTTTGCGTTGTGCAGGTGCCGCAAACGGCAAGCGCGACGGCGACGGTGACGCTGAGCTACACAAACTCAGCGGGCGTGTCGGGGAGGACTTCGACCTTTGGGCTGTTTGGCGCGTCAACCATTGGAAACCTCTGCAACATTGCCAACACCTCTAACGTGGCATCTGCGCTGACACCGTTCATTCCACTTCAGAGCGGCGACAAAGGCATTCGCAGCATTGAGAGCGTGAGCGTGTCAACCGGCATCGGCGGATTTATCAACATCGTTCTGTGCAAGCCGATTTTCACGCTGCAGTTGCTCGAGCAAAACACGGTCGCGGAAAAAGTTTTTTTCAAGGAATCCGGCACGCTTCCCGCAGTGCAGCCCGGTGCGTTTCTGCAATTTCTGACTCTGCGCGGGTCAGCGACGACGCCGATCCCTTTCCGCGCCTCACTAGACTTTACTTGGAGTTAAATCATGGGCTTCAGCAGCATGGACGATCTCGTGAACGAGATCACGAACAACGGCAAGTTCATCCGCAACGACTGGAACAAAATCACGGGCGCCGCCGCCTACACGGCAGGCCGTTGGTTTGAAATGAGCGGCTTGGCCGGTACTCCGGTCGCCAATGCATTCTCCGGTACCGCGCTGGCATGGCAGAGCACCAACGAAGCCAGCGGTTTTGGCCTGTATCACGGCGGCGATGTCAGTCCGGACACGAAGCATGTGCTGAACGTCAGCGCCGTGACAGCGGTGGCCACGGGTGTTCCGGCGCAGTTGATGCTGGTTGATCTGCAAGGCTACTGGCCCGGCATTTCCAACAACACCACTTTGGCGCAGACCCTCACCGGCACGCCGACGCTGAGGTACACCAACGGCGCGGGGTGCAGGCTATTCTGGGCGCAACGCACCACGGCAGGTGCCACGGCGCAGAACATCGCGGTGAGCTACTCCAACACCGTGCCGACCTCAGGCCGCACGCTGCCAGTCACCGTGGCGATGACAGCCTCAGCCATCGTGCCGCACATCAGCCACAGCGGCACCGCCGCCAACAACTACGGCCCCTTCCTGCCCCTTGCATCAGGCGACACGGGCGTGTCGACGGTTGCGTCGGTGACGTTCTCGGCGGCTAACACCGGCACCGGGGCGTTGTGCCTTGCCCGGCCTTTGCTGACGCTGCCGATTACGACGGCGGCTGTCGCTGCCGAGCGTGACCTGCTGAACCAACTGCCAAGCCTGCCGGAGGTCAAGGACGGCGCGTGTTTGGTTTGGCTGTACTTTGCAGGAGCCGCGACGGCTGCCAACACCAACTTTTACGGCGCGGTTGAGTTCGGGTGGGGCTGAAGCAAAACACCACGATTCTCGCTCAACTGCCGTTGCGGCAGTTTGGCGGCAACCCCGCGGGCATTCGCTCGATGTGGGGGCGTACCGACCTGCGTAACAGTACGGTCGGGCAGGGCATTCCTACGGAGCTTGCTGGCATCCCTGCCGGTCATTACCCGCCCTCGTCGTGGAACATGCCGTACCAGGCGGGGCAGTTGTCTGCCTTCACTTACACCGGCGCGACGTTCACGGCTGGTCCATTGAACGTGGCAGCGGGCGTAAACGCCGCAGGCGATGCGACGTTCACGTTCACGGCCGGCCCCTCGCAGCTCGAGCTGGTCGTTTCGGCAGTTGGCTCAAGCAGCATCACGTTCTCGCTGACGGGCAACGCGGCTGCGGTGCTGAATGCGGCTGGCGCGATTGCCGTGCAGTTCACGGTCGGCCCTGCAACGCTTGGCGCGGAGTCTGGACTTTTCGGCAGCACGCTGCTGACCTTTACGGCGACTGCGACGCCTCGAGCGACGGGCAACATGGAAGGCGCCGTGACGCCGTTCACAGAACTTTCGCCGCAAAACCTTGCCGCAGCGGTGTGGTCAGCGATTGCGACGGAGAACAACGAACCCGGCACGATGGGCGAGCTGCTGAACTCAGCCGGCTCTGCTGCTGATCCGCTGCTCGGGATCGTCGAGGGGACACTGACGCTGCGCGACGTGATGCGGCTGTTGCTTGCCGTCAACGCCGGTGACGCTACCGGCCTCGAGGGCAACACGATGGTATTCAAGGCGCAGAACGGGACGACGATCCGCGTCGAGGCGAGTTACAACGCGGGTGACCGTACTGTCACGGTCATTGACCCGTCGTGAGTTATTTCGGCCTCGCGTTTGGTGAATACCCCGGCGCCTGGTGGGGCCGGGCCGTGCAGCCAGCTCCCGTGGAGTTTCTGCGCGGTGGATACGGGCCAGTCAAACGACGCAAACGCAAACAGCGCGAGTTCGATGAGGAGCGAAGCAACCGCGAGGAGCTGCGTCGCTTCATCGAACGCGTGTTGCAACCGATTGAGACCGAAGCCGAGGTCGTCACGACGACAGATGCGGTGGCTGTATTACCGCGCAGGGGCGAGGGCGTTGCGTTGCCCGTCCCGCCGGAGTTCAGCGCCGCGGCGGTGACCGATGCCGTGATGTCTGTGCTGCGCGATAACGCAGTGCGTGCGGAGCGGGTGAGGACGGCTGAAGCGCGAGAGCGAGCGAGGCTCGAGGTGGAGCGGGTGATGGAGCAGATCCGTCGCCGCCGCCGCGAGGAAGAGTGGCTGCTGTTAATGGATTGACTATGAGACGGAAGTACCGATACGACCCTGAATCTGGCGAGATGGTTGAAGTCACGGCTGACTACGCGCCGCCAGGCAAGAAAGGCTCACTCAATCACCTTGGGGGGCTGTGGGGAGACCGTCATTACGACGGGCTGCGTGCAACAGATGGCACGGACATATCCACGCGCAAAAAGCACCGCGAGTACATGAAG